AGGGCGAGAAAGGCGACACGGGTGCGCAGGGTCCCGTGGGTCCGGCAGGCCCTCAGGGTCCGCAGGGTGAGAAGGGCGACACGGGCGAGCAGGGTCCCGTGGGTCCGGCAGGCCCTCAGGGTCCGGGGTGCGCCGATTCCATTGTGGACGCGGCGTATACGCTTGTGCCGTCTGAGTCCGTGGTTTTCGAGAATATTTGTCTGTGTCTCGATATGGGTGGAGATGGCGGGGAGGTATCGGAGATCCCCCGTTTTGCAGAATTGTGCAAGGACAATGTCGAATTGGGCCTTGACCCCGCCGCTGCCTCACATCCTTACGAGGTCACGTTTACCGGGTCGGTGAGCGGTAGCGAGGCGGAAATAGCGAAGCGGTTTGCCAGATACAATACCATTTTTCTTTATTCCATCAAGTTGAATGATGTGGAGTTCGATCTCGGCTATTGTGTGGACGCAAGCGACGCTACACGGCGGGGCAATTGCACGGGATACGAGTTTGAGGTGGGATTCTCCGGGGTCGAGGAATATACGCCGAATACACCTCTGCCGCTTGGCCTGCTGTTGAGCAAGGTGTCGATAAGCGTAGACACTTCGGACCCGGCGAATATGAGCGTCAGCTATTCCTTCACGCTCAGGCTGGATGCCGAGGCAGCGTTTGGCGGCACGCCGGGTGCGCTTCCTGCGACCATGTTGCGTGTGCAGGGGACACGTTGCGACGGTACGGTGTTCGAGGCGGATGTCGACCTGATGTCGATGCTTGTGGATAATGGCTTTGCCAACGCCACGTTCAGGAATTTGCGGGGCGACTTGACGATGATGTTCGATTTGGTACAGGCTACCGCACCTAATTACGACGGCGTGACTGTCTCCGACGAATATATCGAAGAGATTGATGGATACCGCGTACGAGCCGTTGATGTGGTGACGAAGAAGAACCGCATTGCCGACGCGGTCTATGGTAATGCGCTCGAACAGGCGGCGTTCAGAGGGCAGCTTGGCGATCCGCAAAGTCTGGTTTCCAACGCCGACAAGGTAATCACATCGTCCGTGTTGCAGGCATATGGAACGACGGACGGTATGCCGTCGGGCTATGACGGCAACACGGCCGCGTTGCTCATCACGCAGGCGTTCGGTGATACCAATGCTTTCAGTAATGACAAGGACGTTATGCAGTTTGCGGTGTTCGAAGCGCTGGAGACGAACAGGCCCGATATATACTGGAGACACAGCCATTCGGCGGACAAGGACTTGCCTACATGGAGCGAATGGATTCGGTTGCGGTTCGAGCCTTTCGTCGGCGCTACCGCATCTGCGGCCGGCGCTGCGGGGTTTGTTCCTGCGCCTGCTGCGGGAGACCAGAACAAGTTCCTGTACGGAGACGGGAACTGGTCGCTGGTTACGGACGTGGCGATTGGCGGGAATGAAAATGATATGGCCAGTGCACGGGGGTTGTTTGACGCAAAAGTTACAGGGGCTGTAGACTGCAACACCTTCACGCGACAGGGCGTGTATAGCGTTCAGCAATTGGATACGACGAACGGTCCCGGCTTCTCGATGAAGATGTTGCTCTTGAGTTCCAAAAATTCTCTGTTTGTCACGCAACTTGCCATTGCTTCGAACGAATCAATGGATAGGAGGCAACGGCTTGCTCTGAGAAACAGAAACGAAAACGGCGAATGGGGCGAGTGGGCGGAGTTTTTCAATATTCTTAAGACTGGTGACGGCCTTACCGTTAACAACGGCATCATCTCCGTACCCGAGATGCAGGGTGCGACGGCATCTACCTCCGGAACCAGCGGCCTTGTTCCGCCCGCAACCGCCGGGCAGCAGGAAAGCTTTTTGACTGGAGGTGGAGTATACAAATCCGCGCTTACCAAGATTTCAGATGCCATTGATTCAACTGATTCAACTGTCGCTAGTTCTAGTAAGGCCGTAAAATCTGCGTATGATAGAGGAAGCGAGGGGATCTCAAAAGCAACCGTCGCTCAAAACAGTGCAAATAATGCCTTGGCTGTGGCGAATACCAAACAACAGAACCTTGGTTTTACGCCAGTACAACAGGGCGGCGGCACGGGACAGGGAAATAATAAGGTCTACATAGGCTGGGCTACTGACGCGAGTGGGCTCAAGGCGCAGGCTGACAGCACTAACCTAGGAAACATCGTAACAACAGCAGGGGGAACAATAAAGGCTCCACAAGCTGCGTTGGCTGACCGCGCGAAAGTCGCGAATAATGCCACTTTAGCTGACCGAGCGGAAGTGGCGACTAACGCTGACAAACTTGGTGTCTCAGGGTGGGGATATACATCTTGGAACAGCACTCCGTACACGGTATCACCTTTATATCTATGGTGTTTACCGACTGGCGGATCTGCCATACGGCCTTGTAGCCCTTCGGTCCTTTCCGTCTATTCAACTGAGGTCACTCCCAATGTTCGCGTTGGCACTAATGGTTCAGTGCTCCCAGCCGGAGGAACTTGGAGAATAATGATCTCCAGAAATGGAGACGGCAATATTATGGACTTGGCTGGCGGCTCTGCTGTTAACACTGCTGGCGGCGTTTTTATGGCAATCAGAGTTGCTTAAGGATATGAATATGAATATGAATTACGGACAAATCATCCACCGCGTCTTTGACGATTCATACGTCATCACAAAGAACGGTATGCCTTACCATGTCTATCCATACGCCGTAGAGTTTGCGGAGGAATGGGACGCCGTGTTCACTTACGCCGAGGCGCATCCCGAATGCGTGACCGAAGAAGAACCCTATGAACCACCTGTGCCGACGCTTGAGGAAGTGAAGGCCGCGAAGATCTCCGAGATCAAGGCCGCTTTCGTCGCTGCCGAAGCCGAAGGTTTTGTCGAATCCTCCCTCGGCTTCCGTGCTGACGCCACCCGCCGGAGCATTGGCGACATCGAGGGCCTGATTGACCTCGTGTCCTCGGGCGTGCTCTCGGCCCCGGTGACGTTCCGGGATTACGACAACGCCTACCATAGACTGACCCTTGACCAGCTCAACACATTGCGGCTGGAAGCCAAGGGGCGCGGGCCACTCATCTATGCCCGCAAATGGGAGCTGGAGGGTGCCGTGGACGCCGCTGAAACCGTGGAAACATTGGCAGGGATTGATATTAACACGGGGTGGCCCGGAAAAGAGGTTGTTGCATGACACAGCTCACATCGGACGAAATCGTCCATATTGCGGAAAGCGCGGTTAATACCGTCGCACAGAACATTGAATCGGTAAATGGCAATGCGGCGAATATCGCTGCAATCATCGCGGTATGGACGGCTATGTCTGCTATCAAAATGGCTCCAGACGCCGCGCAAGCCGCTGGCCTCTTTCTCAAGGGGCTTGCGAAGCGATTCAGGTAAGGTGTGAACAAATCCTTGAAAACGTACAAGCTGTCACCGATGTTATCCCCGCCACGCCGACAAAGCTTGGCGTATGTACAGGCGGTCGAGCGCTTGGTGTACGACTGGCCTGAAGTCTATACTGAGTTGAATAAGTAACGGTTACGGCACCACGCGGTTGACTCTGTATCAGCCGCGTGGTAATGAATTCAACGAACGGGCGAATGTGAGGATCTTTACAGAATGGCGAAAATCAATCCTTTGGTCTACAAAAACGACAGCCATCGGCCAGCGGGAGACGGGGATACGTTGAAGCCCTCGCTCATCCCGGTTGACTCGTCTGTGCAGGGAAAGTCTCTGCTCAAGAACGATGTCGATAAGGGCCTTTCGGCTGTCGCTGCCGACGCGCTTTCGGGCGATGCGGACAACGCGCTGAAGCTTGGCGGTGACGGCGCGTTGATGTTGCGGCTTTCCGACGTCGTTTCGGCGGACGGAGACAGTATTCTTGAGCTCGGAACGGATAGGAAGCTTGCGGTAAAGCCGCGTGAGCTTTCCGCCGACGAGAACAACTATCTCCGTTACGGCAACGACGGCGGCTTCTACATCTCCGGTTCGGATATCCTGTCCGATACGGCGGGCAACCCTCTTACCACGGGCGCAGACGGGAAGATTCTTCTGAATCCTTGTCTGTTGCCGAAGATTCCGCCTATCGTTTCTGAGCAGGCGGGAAACCTCATTACCAAAGACCGCGCGGACGATAGCGCCCTCCTGCTCCATACGGACGTCGTGTCTCCCGATGCCGGGAACATGATTGCCTCCGACGCGGCGAACAAGCTCAAGGTGACGGCGGCCACCGTTTCCTCGGCCAATGCCGCGAACTGCATCACGGTCGACGACTCCGGGCGGCTTATTGTACTTCCGGCTTCCATCATCGACCGTGGTGACGGGTGCCTGCCGGATAACCTCATTGTCCTCAGCAACGCCAACAAGCTTATGCTCAAGCTTGGGCTGCGCTACGATGCGCTCTCGGGGCGTCTGGATTTGCTCGACACCCACAACGCCGTCACCGCCTCCGTGTCTATTCCGACGGCGACCTCCATCTTGGAGAGCGTGACGCTTGAAGACAATCCCGTCGGCCAGCCTGAGGGTCGGTATCTGCACTTCACCTTCCGCAAGTCGGACGGTACGGTCGTGAACACCTACGTGGACATGTCGTCCCTGAAGGATGTGTATACGTCCGGTAAGGGCATTGAGATTCACGACATGGCGGTCAATGTGAAGCTTGCGCCGCGTGATTCGGGGCTTTCCTTTGACGAGGCCGGATGTTTGCAGGCCGGATTTACCGACCTTGCCGGTCCGGGTCTTGTGATTACCGAAGACCCCGAGAGCCTCGGCAAGCAGTTCGAGGTGGCGGTCTGCGAAGGCATCACGCTCACCAAGCACTTTACCCATGACGGGACGGAAGTGCGTGCGGTGGCGGTCAATCTTGACCCTGAGCAGAAGATTCTTGGGCTTGTCCCTGACCCTGATGAGCGGGCTTGCCCGACGCTTGGGTCGAAGCTCGAATTTACTGCCGCCTCCGTCGCCGAAACGCCTGCCGCTGCGGATATGGTGCTGAATGGTTTCGATGGTCAGGTCGTGGATACGTTCCGTTTCTCCGGTCCTTTTACGGCGGTAGAAAGGGATGCGGGTGCTGGCACGCCCCCCATTGTCAGATTCAATCTCAGCGAAGCGGCTGATGCCGTAGGCAATATCGTCGTCGATGCTGATACGAACGAAGCCGAGCTTTATATCAAGCCGGATGAAACTGACCTCTTCCTCGGCGTGAATGCCGAGCACGAGCTGACTGCGACGCTGAAGACGCGGTGGGACGATGACAAGAGCTCGGTGGAAATCATCGGCCGCGAAGAAAAGCTCGCTTCTGAAGTTCGTGTCCCGGTGCTTAAGTCGTACACCACGACGCCGACGATTGCCGAGAAGGAAGGCCATCGGTTCCTCAAGGTTGATTCCGCATCGACGCTTGCGGACACGTCCGTTGTCAATGCTACGGCGGCTGAAGTACAGCTTCCTGACGACGTGGTGGTGACGGCGGTCAAGACGACTCCGGTATTTACGACGGAGACGCCTGATAGCGGTCCTGCGGTCACGAGTATGCAGGTCGAGGCGGAAGTAACGCAGAGCGACGGCACCAAGATTGTGGCCACGGCCGAGAAGGTTCAGGTACCTATGCCGCGTACGCTGGCGGCGATCTCTGATACGCTTGCCCTCGAGGACCGGGAAGGTGTCAAGTACCTGACGGCCAAGACCACGGCCACGATGGACAGCGGCGCGCCTATAGAGTCCCCCCTTGCGGAAGTGGCGTTGCCTCCCACGGTGGAGTCCCTTTCCGGCACGTTGACCGGAACCAATACGACCGCCGACCCGTGGGTAATCAAGCTGACGCTCACAATGACTGATGGTACGAAGGTGGAAGGCGATGTGAATTTGGCGGCTATGGTACAGCAGCCGTAAATCGATCATTGTTTGCTACCTGCGTATATATTCAATAGCCTATAAATAGGAGTTTCCAGTTATGGAAGGTCTTCCGGTTTCTTATTCGCTGAACAGTGGCGATAACGGCAACAATTGGTGGGGCGATTTTATTGGTGCCGCTATCGGTGGTGCCGCCGGTGCCGCTTGGGGGCGTGGAAATAATAACGGGTGCTGCGGGAATGGCGGTGGCGGTTGCTGCAACAACAACGACCAGTTCATCATGGACACGCTGACCACCATGCGTACCGACGTTAACGGCATCGGTCGTGATCAGCTTATCCAGACGCAGCAGATCGGGCAGGGGATTTGTCAGGGATTCGGTGGTATCGCCACCGAGATTGCGAACCTTGGCAGCCAGCTGTCGCAGGGCCAGTGCCGGACGGAAGCGGCTGTTCTGACGACCGGTCTGAACGGCCAGATTCAGCAGAAGGACAACACGATCGCTCAGCTCAATGCTTCTCGCGCTGCCGAGATGCAGGGTATGAGGAACACCTTCGATATCGTGAGTTCCCAGAAAGACTGCTGCTGCACGACCAATGCGAACATCGAGCGTCAGGGATGCCAGACCCGCGAAGTCATTCTTGCTGAAGGGTGCGCCACTCGTGCCACCATCCGTGACGAACAGGACAAGACCCGCGCGCTTATCAGCCAGCTTGACCGCGAACAGCTTCTCCGTGAATCTGCGGCCAAGGATGCCAAGATCGCTCAGCTTGAAGCCTTCCAGTTCAATACCGCTCTTGCCGCGGGCAATGCGCAGCAGACCTGCAATGAAATGTAGGGCCAGACCGCGCTCATTCTCGCCGCTCTTCGTGACCGTACCTCGTCCTCCTCTGGTGGCGCAGCTGCCTAAATCCTCTCTCCAAGGAGAAGCACATGCCTATCAGTCTTGTGATTTCACGGGGCAAGAATGGCGGCGGAGGAGGTAGCCGGGATGAGTCGCGGCGGGGAGAACCCCGCAACGAATCTCAGTATGAGAGTCGTGGCGAAGGCCGCAATTTCATGCGTAGTGGCGGATATTCCCCCGAAGACACCATGCGGTTTGTCGATGACGAAGGGCGCAATGAACCCCGTCAGCTTGGGTATTTGCGTGCCCACGAAGGCGGCGGACGCCAAGATGAAACGGTTGAGCATCTCAAGTATGAGATCAAGCGGCTCAGTGAGCAGCTTGAACGTATGGGCAAGGGTGGTTCCAAACGCGACAAGGGGCTTGAAGAAGTCGTCGCCGGAGCCGAACGCATCATGCCCGAACTTATCCTTGATGCAGCCGAAGTCGTCGAAAATCCTCCCAAGACATGGGATAAGTATCTCAAGGAAGGCAAGATTGCGGACATCATCCGCATGGAAGGTAAAGAGTTCATGACTGCTATTGAAAAGGCGGAGAGTGTGGAGCATTTCCTGAAGGAAGCGACGCATACTCTGGCGGCAGTCATGATGTTCTGCGCCGAAAAGTAAGCCTGAGCATAAGGAGCGTATGCTATGGTCTCTGAATACAGACAGATTTTCCCATCCGAGCTCGTGTTTGAGAACATGAAGTGGCGTCTCATATACGACCCGGCGAATCCTGTGATGGTGAAGCCGGACCTCAGCCATTCGAAAGTCATACGGTATACGTGTGATGCCGTGAAGCTGTCGGGGCAGGATAACCCCTTCTATCTGGCGACATTGAATATCGTCATTCCGGCGCAGCCCCAGAATGGGGATGTGGTGGCGATGGACAGGATGTTGTTGGGGGTACGTATTTATCCGCAGCCGATTGCCGGCCTTGCACAGATCAAGCCTGCGGAGCTTCTCTACTATGTGGCCGAGCCTGTTTTTGGAACTGAAGGCAGCCGGGCGCAGACGCTGTTCAATTTACTGATTGGGCAGGCGTACGAAGAGAGCAAGAAGCAGGATGAAATTGTGGATCGCACATGGGGGCATGACCTTCTCTGTGCGGCCACCGAGCCGGAACAAGCTTCGGAGGGGAATGAATCATGAGTTGGTCGACTGAAACGGAATTCGACGTAACGAAGCGTCTGTTGAAAAGGGCCAAGCAATACGACCGCCAGTTTCAGACTGCCCCCGAACTGCTCTCTGTTGCCGTGAAAGGCGCGATGCCTTGGGCGGCTTCGGTAGTTCGGGGGCAGCATGTCCCGGTATCCGTACTTGAGACGCTGTGTGCGCAGCTTCTTACCATCGTACTGGCGAGCGAGGCGGACGATTCTGAGCCGCAGCAGTAAGGAGGCAGCTATGCAGAATTCGTTGTCGCCTGCGCGGTGGCCTTCCTTGGCACAGGACTTGGCGATTATGAATGCGCCGAGTTCTCCCATTACAGACCTTTCGCAGATTTTTTCTGCTTACGATATAGATGAGCCGACGCTTTGTCGGCTTTTGACTACTCCCAAATTTCAGGTCATGGTCAAGACGGCCATGCAGGACATGCGTGCGCTCGGCAACAAGGCGGCGCATGTTTATCGTTCGCAGACGCTCGCGCAAGCGCTTTCCGAGCATCTTTATACGCAAGCCATCAGCGGTGCGATAGAGGCGAAGGAAGCATTGAAACTTCTTGAACTTTTGCTGAAGTCGAGCGGGTTGATGAATGAAGGCAAGGAAGCCACGGTCAATGTGCAGACAAACGTTGGTGTGAATCTTCCCGTGCCGCAGGGCCTCAGTAATCCGAAGCTCGACCACCTCAAGGTAGTGGAGGGGGCCACGGATGTTTAACTATGTCATGTCCCCTACGGGGAAAGAATTCCACGAGTGCGACGCCAAAGTGAAGATGCTGTGCGGGCCTTTTGGTTCCGGCAAGTCCTGCTGTTGCGCTGTGGATGTTCTGACTTACGCCTGCGCGCAGGCTCCAGCGCCTGATGGCGTACGGTATTCACGGGCGGGCATCGTCCGTTCGACGTATCCGGAACTGCTCTCAACCACGCGGCGGTCGCTTGTTGAAGTCATGCCGCAGGGATACGGCGATATCAACATGGCCGGGTCGCCCATGATGGGCGTCTATCGGTTTCCTTTGGCCGACGGTACCACGGTCAATCTGGAGCTCCAGCTTCTCGCGTTGCGCACGCCGCAGGACGAGCCCCGCGTTCGGTCGTTGAACTGGACGTTCGCATGGATTAACGAAGCGACGAGCATCTGTCCGGAAGTTATGTCGTTCGTCATTGCACGTGTCGGGCGTTTCCCCCCTGCGGATATGGGCGGCATCTCGTGGGGCGGCGTCATCATGGACTTTAACATGCCGGAATCGGGGTCGTGGCTTTATGAGTACATGAACAATCTGGAGGACAATTGGAAGCTTTTCCGGCAGCCTCCCGCCGCGTTCAAGATTTCCGATGAGAACGGAATTCGATACGAGATGAATCCGAATGCGGAGAATCTCCGTAATCTCGGTTCGAAAGAACCCGGAGACCCTGAAGACTTCCCGGCCGAGTCTCGTGGGATGCGGTATTACGACAACCAGATTCGGTCATGGCTCAAGCAGGGGCGGACGGACGTCGTCGATAATCTGTATTGCATGTTGGACGTACCCATCATCGATGGCAAGCCTGTCTATCCTGATTTTCGTACAGGCAAACATGTGGCGGACGCCGAGATACAGCCGTTGGCATTCCATAATGTCATCATCGGCATGGACCAGTCCGGCATTCATCCGGCTGCCGTTATCTTGCAGAATCAAAACGGTAAGTGGTGCGTGCTTGACGAGCTTTACGCCGACGGCGAAGGGCTTGAGAATTTCCTCTATGGGATGCTTGTACCGCTTCTGCGCACCAAGTACTCGACCAATGAAGTCGTCGCGGCCATTGACCCGAGCAATACTCGTGATTCGTGGCAGGCGATCACGCCGAAGCGCAGGCTTGAGGAATTGGGTATTGTTGCGGTGACGGAGATATCGAACAGCCCCAAATTGCGTATTCAGGTTGTGGAGCATATGTTGAATGTAGATACTGGCGGGTTGCTTGTGAACCCGACATGCAAGCTGTTGGTTAAAGGCTTTCAACATGAATATCGTTATAGGAAGCTTCGGGCGTCCGGGTCGGCGGGAGAAGCTTATACGCCGTCGCCCGAGAAAAATGAGGTTTCCCACGTCCATGATGCTTTACAATACGCGGCTTTACTTATAAACCAAGGACAGAGGACTGATTCAAGGCAGGTGCAGCGGCTATCTGAAAGTATTCAGAGCAAGCGTAGAGTCCTCAGCAAAATTCTTTAGGCGGCATCATGAGCGACGAAAGCAACGATAGCATCAAGTGGTTGCAAGAGATTGAAGATATTCCGGCCAAGGCTGAAGACCCGTTGGCGCGGGAAGTTTTGCGTCGTTTCAACGGTGCCGTCTCGTGGCAGTCCAGCGAACAGGTGAATGGTAAGAGCCTGCGCACGGTGCTCGAAGAGTGCTGGCAACAGCAGAATGGTGTGCTTTCCTGCGCGGACAAGGAAGTGGCTGCTACTTTGGGTGTCGATGCCGTTATCAACATGACGGCTTTGAAGACCGGCACGGCGATGGCGTATCTGCGTGATTCCCTTATTGGAGGGAGTTCCGAGTTACCGTGGGTTATCCGGCCTACGCCGCGTCCGACGTTGTCTCCTGATGCGCAGGATGCGGTCCTTGATGAACTCAAGCGTGAGTTCTTTTCCGGGCAGTATATGGACGGCCCGAGTATGATTGCAGGCATTCAGCAATTGAAGCGGATGCAGGCGCGCAAAGAGCAGGAAAAGGCCGAGAGATCGGCCACGGCCATGATGTACCTCATCGAGGACCAATGTGCCGAGGGTGGTTTCAATCGGGCGTTGAATGATTTTCTTCAGTATTTTACGGTTTATCCCTTCGCTGTTTTTACCGGGCCTTACATCGTACGGGCACCGAAGCTTATTTGGGGCAGACATAAGCCACGTATGAGCACGGAGGTCTTTCCCGCTTTTCGTGCGGTCAGTCCGTTCGATTTCTGCTATTCTCCTGATTCGCCTGACACGCAGCGCGGTTCCTGTGTTTTTACAAGGACGCTTTGGACGCGGCGCCAGCTTTTGGACGCGACCAAGCTTCCCTCATACATAACGAAGAACGTGCTGGATTTGTTGAAAGATTGCGACAGCAACGTCGACTTTAATCTCCAGTGGCTCAGTCGCGCTCCCGATTCCCCGCAGCGGAATCTTTCTTTGTGGAGTTCGAATGTTTCGCCTATCGAAGTACTTACGCATTACGGTGTACTTTCCGGACGGGAGTTGTCCAATTATGAACTGACCGGACTTGACGACGATGAGTTCTACAACTGCGAGATTGCGATGGCCGGGCATAAGGTCATCATGGTTAAGGTGAATCGGGACCCGAGAATGGACACTCGTCCCATTTACACCACAAGTTTTTACCGGACGAACGGCGACCGCATTGCCGGTGACGGTATTGCGCAGCGTCTACGGGATGTAGAGCGCGCTTATCAGGCCAGCCTGCGGTATCTTATGCGCAACGCGGCAAACGCTTCTGCACCGCTCTGTGAAGCTGATTACAACCGGCTTATCAAGCACATGTCCGAGGGTGATTTCGGCAATGTGGTGCCGGGCATGATGTATTTGGCCGATAGTGATGTGAGCAACCAGCAGCAGCCTGCGCTTCGATTTTTCAATATTCCTTCGAACATCCCCGCGTACATGCAGTTGATGGAGATGTTCATGCAGATCGGTGACCGGGTGACGAACATCCCGGCAGCACTGCATGGCGAAGCGGTGGGGTCTGGCGCGATGCGCACTTTCCGTGGGATGTCTATGTTGCAGGGGAACGCGACGAAGGCTTTCCACGCGGCTGTAAGTAATCTGACGACGGATGTGTTTGAACCGCTCGGCACGCTCCTGTATAATTACAATATGCTGTATTCACAGGACAAGGACGTCAAGGGCGATTCGCAGATTATCACGAAAGGCGCGGAAGGGCTTCTCCAGAAAGAGATGGAGAAGCAGAGCGCGATGGAGATATTGCAGCTTGTCGGTTCTGCCGGAGCTTCATTGAACGGAGTTATCAATGTTGCACCTGTGCTTGCATGGAGTTTGAAAAAGCTTTTGGGCAGTATGGGTGTGCCGGATGATGTCATTAGTGCGACTGGCACGCCGACGCCTTCCGGGGCTGGAGTAACTGGCGTTTCGGCGGGTCCTGACCCGAACCCTGCGCCGCCGTCTCCGGAAGGAGAAGGTGTTATGGCGGATGTGAATGGAGGTGAATCGTGATGCTGTGGGATACGCCGAAGCCACAGAAAGGAACGTGGTTCTATAAGTTCTGCGCGTTCTTCGTAGATCATATCAATTTCTGTGAAGGCTACTATTACGGCACCGAAATAGAAAAGCCTGAGAATATTGTCTATAACTGGCTGTATTCTCATTGGCTTTTTCCTTTCAAGCAAAACGGTTGCGTGTGCTGTAATGCGGTGCGCGGTGTGTTGTATGGAGCGGTAATCGGTTTCATTTTTGGGAGTTTCCTATGAGTGCTGTTCCTCTTTATGAAGCGACGAACGATACGGTTTTTTCCAGCGTTTTCGACGTCGCGCCGCGAAAGGTTTGTGTCCTTTTCGTAAGTGGTCTTGCCAAGCATAAGGTGCGGGTGGACCAGAAGGAAATCGTGTCGTCGCAGGCAGTCTGTATTCGACGTCTGATTTTCGACTACATACCGTTGCTGAAGCCTACGGCCTGTGATTGGGTTTTCCGTATGAGCGACGTACAGGAAAATAAAATCGTCGACCAAGTGGTGACGTCCATTCATTCGTGCTGGCAGTTGACACGGTGTAATAATCTCGGCATCATTGGGGTGCCGGGAAGCTATCGTATGGAATTGAATGACGTAACGGCCATCGGCAAGGTACAGGTCTACGCCGAGATGTTTGACGCTGATGCGTTCCCGCCGCACGTCAAGGACCTTTTCTTCTCCTAGGAGATTCCGATGAGCGATTCTTGTTGTTCTCTTGAATTTGCGAGAGGCGGAGTGATTGACGAGTCTTCCGTCACCAACTCGCAAATTGTAAACTCCACCGTTCAGGCTTCGACGATTACCGCAAGTTCGATTGAGATGCTTGCCAGCATCGATACGGCTTCCGCTGTCGTCATTGCGGAAGCACTTGCGAAGCTTTCTCCGGCGCAGCTCAAATCGTTGGCCGAGGCCATTCACAATGCGCATGGTGCCGTATATGGTGCGGAGCCTGTGAAGTCTTCCAGCGGCGAAGAACTGCCTACTACGGTGGTCGGCCAGCGTACTTTCCTGCTCGGCGAACCGGACGCTTGGGAGATGCGCAAGGACGGATTGTGTGCCCCCGTATTCCGTTCTAAAGCGTGAAGCGGGTAAGGAGTTTTTCTATGTCATCGAAGAAGAAGGAACCCCCTATGGAGAAGAAGCCTGAAGCGCCGAAAGATGCGCGTACGCAGGCTATTCTTTTCCAGCAGGATTTCGAGCGGCAGATGCGTGATACCCGACGGCGGATGAACCCCGCATCGGGGCATATCTACGAGTCCATGATGGGACTCAGATACAAAGGAGATGCGTAATGGCATGTGGTCGTTGTGGAAACAGCAATCGCGGTACCGGAGCGCCCACGGTGGTGACTTCTGGCAGGCCGGGCGGCAATGCTCCGCGTCCGGGCGCTCCTACGGTGGTGACTTCCGGCAAGCCTACGGTGCATTCGCCGCTTCGTGATACCATCAGCGGATTGCGTTATGTACCCAACTCCGGACGATAAGGACCGTGTAAACCGCCTGATGGCTGTGATGGCCGCATCGGGCGTTTATGACGAGTTGATGGAGTATTTTGACTCCGTCGCGAAATACGAACAGGCACTGGCCGAGAAGACCGCATTGAACGCGCTTCTCCATACGGAGACCACACCGCTTGCGCAGCGGCAGTTGGGGCGTGCGGCGGCTTATCAGGACCTTGTGCAGTTCATGAAGAAGTTCAAACAATAGGAGCGAACATGGACCAGCAGGCAGTCTCCAAGATTCCGGCGGCATTCAGAACTCCTCCGTACAATCCCAACAAGGTGCGTATGCAGGAACCTGTCGAAGACACGAACGCGAATACTACCTCTTCCCCGGCACCTGATGCCGCGTCAACGCCGCAGACGGCCGCCACGCCTGTGGAACCGGCGCAGCAGCCCGTCTATCAGCCTGTACAGCAACCGCCCGTTCAAGCAACTGTACAGCCTGCCCCTACGCCGTATGTGGACCCTCTGGTCCTCCAGCGGCTTGAAGAAGAACGCCGGGCGCTCGCGGAACGTAACGCGAAGCAGGAAGAGGCTATCCGCAGTCTGCTTGCTGAACAGGAGCAGATGCGTGCCAATCTGTCCAGCAAGGAAGTGGACGATGTGCTTAAGACCTTGCCGTTGGACGACCTACAGTCCATCGACAGGGAAGACGCCGAACGAATCGCAAAGGCTGTTCTGAGCGCTACGAAGACGAACCTCGTCGGACGGCTGGAGCAGGACCTCGAAGCGCAGCGCAGGCAGATTGCCGAGGAAGCGCAGCGCCGGGAATATGCGCTTTTGCAGCGCGATGTGGACGCGCGCAACAGGGAAATTACTCGGGTGCATCCCGACTTTTTCGAGTTGCAGAATACGCCTGCCTATCGCGAATTCATGAGCCAGCCGATTGCTCCTCATAGCAACATGACGCGAGATCAATTCGCAGCCGCCGAGTACAAGCGCGGGAACACTGCGTTTGTTATCGACCTGCTGACCCAATTGAAGCAGCAGACGGCTTCTCCCGAATCCGTCATGACTGTAGCTCCTATTCAGACTGCCAGCGGCGCGGCGGTCAATACCGAGGCGGACGCTCCCCAGTACACGCTCCGCGACTTGCTCGACCTGTTCCAGACCGGGCAGTTGACACATGACCAATACCGAGAACAAGTTGCGCGGCTCCGTGCCGCCGGACGCGCATAAGGAGTAAAACACATGGCAATTTTCCAGAGCGCGAGCGGTTTTAACGGGATGGAAGCGTCCCCGCTTGCTCGCGTCGAGTACAGCGACAAGATCATTTCCAAGGTTTATGAAGAGGACTGGCTGCCTCGCATCACCAACACCGAGCTCATCGCTCCTGTCATGGAATGTGCACAGAAAATCCAGATCATGCACGCTCCCGAAGTCGGCCCCATGCGCTCGTATCAGAAGAACCAGCAGCTTGTGCCGAATACCGTGGGCACTACGGCGCGTTGCCTGACCATCTGTAACGCCGCATATCAGGACATCAAGTTCGATATCACGGACGTCAAACAGGCGTGCGACCGTTGGCCGGCCTATGAGGAAAAACTCCTCGAATCCATGTACCAGTCCACGGTGACGACGTTGCGCCGTTTCGTTCTGGGCCGCATGATTGCGCAGGTATCTCCGAAGACTTCGCTGACCGGCGCAGGGCTGAACCATGACATCAACCTCGGCCAGCCCGGGGCTCCTGTGCATGTGACGCCGGAGAATCTTGTCATCCATCTCGGCAACCTTCAGCGTGCGCTTATCGAGCAGAACCGTTGGGACGACGGCGAGATGTTCATCATCGTGCCGCCCATCCTGCGCACCTATCTCGCCATGAGCCCGTATTCCAATGCCGACTGGTCGTGCAAATGCGGCAGTATCATTTCCGGTATGTGGGACCATGACCTCTTCGGCTTTACGCCTATCGAGTCCATCCATGTACCGGTACGTATGGACGCTTCCGGCGCTCTGAGCTTCTACATTCTTGCGGGCAGCAAGAAGGCCACGGCCTACGCTTCCAACATCATCGAATCCCGTCTCGTTACGACTGACCCCAACACCTTCGGCGTGCGGTACCAGTACCTCCTCGTCTGGGGCGCGGAAGTCATCTACGATGACGCCATCGCGATGGCATACTGGACCTTCGACCCCCTGACCAACTAAGGAGAAACCACAATGGCTGAAATTTTCATGTTCCGGGGCGGCACTCCCGATTTTAAAGCGTATCATTGCGAGGGCGATTACGCTCGCTATATGGAGCCTGTCGACGGCCCTCGCATGGATGCCACGCCTCCGTTCAATTCCCATGCGTGCGGCGCTTTCGGGCAGGGCTGGCTGAACCTGCATTACCCCCTCGTGCCGAACCTTTTCGATACCGATGCCCACAAATTCATGCAGGACATGCTGAAGGAAGTGAAGGGCGTCGGGGATCTGCTGCTTACGAACTGGGTTCCGACCCGTTCCTATGTGGACTCCATCTATTTCGAAGTGACCAAGACCGACTCTCTGCTGGACGGTGTGTACATCACGCCTGTGGCCGTGCGCGGTGCGTGGGATTTCACCGAGAACAAGATGAAGTATACCGAGATTGCCGAGCACGCCGCCGAGCTTCAGGCTGCAGGCATTACGCAGTTCCCGCTTGGCACCCCGAAAGAAGGTGATGTCATCTACGGCATGGCCAAGCTGAACTCCGACTTCACCAAGCTTCCGCCCACTTTCGGCCACAACATTGCCAAGCGCGATGCGAAGACCGAGCAGCCCACGGGTCCCTACGACTCGGCTTTCGGTACCGTATTCCTTGCGTACAAGATTACCGCCGGGTCGACCGAAGCCATCAAGAACATCTGGAAGTCGAACATCGAAGTCTACATGTCCGCCAAGCTTGTGGCGTTTGACGGCTCTTCGCAGATCGGCTAAAGGAGGCGTATTATGGCAACGACTATCACGGGTCCCGTATCCAAGAATGCCGGGCCTCCGAGTCAGAAGTTCCCCATCAAGGAAAAGCTGTCTTTCCCTTCCGGACCCACCACACCGGCGAGCAACGGGTCCAACGCGCTGCGCGGCGCGATTATGCGGATGAAGGTTAATCCTTCCGGCGGCCCCACATCCAACATTGAAGGGGTGCTGACGAAGGCCCCCAAGAAGAAGTAAGCAAACCAAAGGAGCGTTGGTATGAGCAATTCCCCGGAACGTGTTTTCGATTTCGACGATGCGGAACATCGGAACCAGTATCTTCGGTCTCTCGGGGCCGAGAATATCCTGCCGCCGTTGCCTCGGTCGAAGTATGTGAAGATTAAGGCATCCGGTCGTATCCTGCCTTGGGACCAGCTGCTGGCGGAACAGCCCACGCTTGTGGAGTGCTGTGACGTGAACGGCAATACTGACCCTTCTGCATGGATGCCTGATGTCGAACCCGGGGAACTTTCGGACGAAGAGCAGCGGCTTCTCGTCCTGAAGGCGCAAGCACAACTTTTTGCCGACGCCGACAAGATGTCGGGCGGGTTCAACAGCGGCATTATGGATGAAGAGGTCAAACCTCAACCTGTGGAATATCAGGATGGGGCTGTCCCTCTTGCCGAGATTGCCAAGCTCAAGAACTCGCTCGACGCTTTAGCTGCCGCTTTGGAGTAGGTCATGGCCGTCATTGCCGATATCATCCGTGAAGTCTCTCTTGATCTGAACGATCAAGAACCGGGCCATGAGTATGTTCGATGGCCTTTCGTGCAGTTGCATTCGTATCTGCGCGAGGGGCTTATCGATGTTTCTTATCGGTTGAAGGACCTGTTCACATCGAGTGTCGTCATCGAAGTGGAATCGGGTGAGTATTGGCAGAAGGCGTGTACTTGCACCAAGGTGCTTCGTGTTGTTGGACTATCCACATCGCAAGGCCGCATCACGCGGCGTTTACGGAGATATCTGGACACGGATGAATTCATATGGGTGGGGGCTCCCGAAGCCCCCTGCCCTGTGCAGCGGGGCAAGGATTATCTGCCGCATGGATATTCCATCAATGCGGAGGATCATTCGCGTTTCCGGCTTATCCCTCCGGTGCCGTATGGCGAGAAGCGGCATGTGGTTATAGAATGTTACCGGCAGCCAACAGGCAATGACAAGCATTCCAGTGTGCCGGACGAGATTGTTCCCATGTTGAAGCAATGGATGCTTTACCGCGCCATGATGGTGGATTCCGAGAACAATGCGGCCATCGTGTCCGTCGGCAAGCAGCATCAAGAAACGTACTTCCAGTTGCTCAAGCTCGCCCTTGCGGACCGGGAGGAAGAGGATAAGCAAAATGCTGATTTACGAACCCTACAAAAAGGTTCCTCTCAGTGATTTCGTGAACGAGCTCCGGTTTGAATTTCCTAATGTACCGGACGATATTTTTTTCCATCATATCAGAAAGACGGCGAACACGGCGGCCCGGCAGGGGTCCTTGATTCGCCGTTTTGCTTTACTGCATCCCGAATCTTGTGTGACGCGATACAGGCTCGAGTCTCCTGACGGGGAAGAAATATGCGCTATCCTTGGCATCTACGAAGAGGATTGTTGTCATGGCGTACGTGGCGTCACACGAAGCTATGTACCGCCGGAACAGGGATGCCTGCGTGCGTGCGGACGGAAGGTGGCGTGGTATGACGACGTAGAGGAAGTGTTGCACATTGACCCGGGGCATTGCGGCAGCCAGTTCCGCATCGCACTTGCCGTAGCGCCAGACATGGCGGCATGTGAATTGCCGAAATCATTTTTCGACAGGCATTTTGAATTGTTGCTAACAGGTGCGAAATCCGGCATAATGCTCATGTCCGGCAGGCCGTGGTCGAATCTTCGTCTCGGTGCCGAGTATTATCAGACGTTTAAGCATATGCTCCGCGATGCCGCAGTCTCGGTGGCCAAGCACAAGATGCAAGGCGCAATCAAGATGAATTTCGGGAAGGGATTATGAGTGACGATGCCTATTGTGTTCCTCGGCATGTACCTACATGTGACCAAGTAATCGAGGCCGAACAGACCAAAGCACCGTGCCCGACATGGCGTTTCTGCCTTCCGTGGGGCGGGTCGCTTGCGCAGAACTCTGGCGGGTGCGTAGAGTACACGTCTCCTCGTCTTGTAGATATTCCCGAAGACGGCATCTACGATAAGATTATTATCGCTGACGGCTGTATCGTCGGAGTCGAGAAGGCGGGTATTCCGGTTTACCAAGCGTCTCCGTGTGCGCCTGTGCCGACGGATTGTGAAGGTGGGGATGGCGGCGGGATTAATCCGTCTCCGATGGGCTGCAATATTCTCCGTGTAGACGCCAATGGGCGGCCTTATGTGTGTGTCAGCATACAGGGCGAGAATGGTATCGACGTGTCCGGTACCGGCACGCCGGAAGACCCTATTATTATCACGGGCAATGGTGGCGGCGGTGGCGAGCGTGTGTACGTGCAGGCAGGCAATGACGGCATCAGTGTGACTGGTGACGGCCCTCGAGCCAATCCCTACCGTGTTTCGCATAAGGAATCGGCTGCGGGTATTCAGACGGCAATGGGGCTTTCCATTGATCGTTATGGCCACATCGTCGGGTACACGGATGACGGGAACAAGGGGCTTCAGGCTATTCTTCCCGGAGAAGGCATTAATGTCGAGAATGACCCACAGAAAGGCACAGCGACTGTGTCTCTGGCTCCTGTGATAGGCATTACGCCGGGAGAACATCGGGTAGCCAACTGGGTCATTACAGTCGACGAGTACGGGCGTGTGACGTCCTTGCGCAAGGAATGGACCGTCACGCCCCATACATTCCGTGTGGACTGTGTAGATTATACAGTCAATCAGGATGGGCTTATCTCGAGTATTCGCGACCTTCCGGCGGACGAATGTTCATCTGGTGGCGGCGGGTATACGGATTTGAAAGGCCATCTGGTCCGTTTCATTTCGGTCACAGACTGGAATGGCAGGACATATAATGGCGCGACGGGGCACAATGCTACGAACGTGGCGTCGTTCATAGGCTTCAGTTCTGATGGTACTACTTTGGAAAAGGAGTATGATAACATAGAATTGGGTCCTACAGAAGCGGACCAGTTCCAAGGTAAGGCCAATTACTATGACATCAACTTCACTATGGCGGAGTCTTCGGCTTTGTTCTTCCGTTTTTGGGGGTATGGTAGCTGGACTTCGACAGGAGATACAGAAAGCCCGACCCCATTCCATATGTACACCCGATGGATTGCCGATTTGGATGGTGCACGTATTGTCGACAGCAAAGAAGCGGTTCCGGGCACATGCGTCATGGTTCGGACCAGAGACGTTTATAGTGCCGGACAGCATACCTTACGTATCTATCCGCGCATACATTCTCCTCAGGCTGCGATAATGCAAGAACCTCAACTTACTGTGCCTACAGGGGTCGTCGAAATTATGACTACTGCCCTGCGAGGTTAGATTATGCGTGTAACCCTCAGTAATTTTTGCGGTATCATTCCACGCTATTCGCGGCATAATCTTGGTGCGCTCAATGCCGAGATTGCGCATGATGTGAAGCTCCGCAATGGGCGGCTGGAAGCGTGGCGCGAGAAGTGCGTGTTCGAAAACAGTCAGACCAACAGTGCGTTGAAGACAGCGGGGACCTTTCATATCTACGGCTGCTGTCCTGTATACTGGCCGTCGCCGTCGGTTGTGTCTGTTGCCGAATTCGCGCCCGACTGGGGGAGGTTCTATGTGACCGGGCGTAGCGCCGATGCGGAAGTCGCTGTCGTAAACCGGAAGTGTCAAGCGGTATATCAGCTCCTTGGTGTCCCGGCTCCGACGACGCCGCCGGTGGCGACAGCAGCCGAGGAGTGTGATCGCCGTACGGACGCGCGCGCTTATTATTATACCTACGTAAATCAGTGGGGAGAGGAATCCCCCCCCTCTCCAGCCAGTAATATTGTTGTGGTCAGGGACGGCGTGTCGGTACAGGTTTCCGGCATTGCGTTGCCGCCGGAAGGGTATGGCATCATCGCAGCCAATCTGTATCGCGCGGCGACCGGTTTTCGTCAGGATGACGTGAAGACTCAAAAGCCTTTGACTGATTTCCTGTACGTCACGACGATTGAATTTCCCACAACGTCATTCACAGATACCGTGAAGATGATTGGGCTCGGGCCTGTATGCGAAACGCAGAAAGTCCGTATGCCGCCGAAGGGGTTGCAGAATATCGTCGCTATCGGCGGAGTGAACAGACTGGCCGGGACAGTGAAGAACCGGGTCCACCTCTCGGAAAATCATCAGCCGTACAACTGGCCTGTGAAGTATGACCTGACGCTCGACCACACCATCATCCATATGGGTGCACTTGACCAGCGGCTTTACGTTACGACTGATGCCGTCCCATATGTCATCGATGTTTCCAGTTGCGAAGATGCAAAGTGCACTCCGGTTATCGACGTTGATACGCCTCTTCCGGATATCAGTTGTGGGCATTCAAGCTCTGCCGTGATGACGCCGCATGGCTATGTCTACGTCTCTCCGCTCGGAGTGACACTTATTGACTCTTCGGCAAAGTGGCATATTTTGACGAAGAAGTGGTTCAGCGAAGACGATTGGGCGCTCATCAGGCCGGAGACTGTCCGCATGGCGTATTGGGAAGGGTTCCTTTTCATTGTCTCGGATACTGTGACGTTTCTTCTCGACATCAATGGGGACCCCTACGGCGATATGAAGGGGGCCGAATTGACGACGCTGTCCGATACACCTATCGATCTCAAGACCAGCAGCAACGGGACGCTTTTCATGCTGGAAGACCAGACGCTGTACGTGTGGAATTCCGGGGACGAATTGCGGCCGTACCAATGGTTGAGTCGGGAATTGACGGGCGAGCACCATCAGCCGGGCATGGCTGCGGCAACGCCGCAGAGCGGTGCGGCTTTGGGGAATTTGTGGACGCCCACTTCAGCCAAGGTGCGCACAAAGGAAACGGAGTTCACGTTGGTGTCGTCTGTCGGTACCGAGGTGTACCGGCGTATGGTTGTGGGCGAGCGACCTTTCCGTCTGCCCCGTGCGGGGCGTCATCCGTGGTGGCGAGTGCAGTTCAAAGGTATAGAGCCCGTCGAGTTTGCGGACCTCGGCACGTCCTTTTTCACAGTCAACGTAGGAGAGTAGTTGTGAAATATTTCAATTTATCGGAGTTCGCCTGCAAATGCGGGCATTGCGGAGGCGGGGAAGAGCACATGTCGCTGGAGTTGCTGGAGCGTCTCGACCATGCACGGGAAGTGGCCGGTATTCCTTTTGTTATTTCGTCTGGTTTCCGTTGTGAAGTACACAATCGGGAAGTCGGAGGCGTACCCGGGTCGGCGCATACAAAAGGGTTGGCGGTAGACATCCGCTGCAATACTTCGCAGAACCGCTGGAAGATTTTGAAAGGGCTCTTCGCTGCCGGGTTTGAACGTATTGAACTTGCGCCCACATGGATTCATGCCGACGTGGATATCACGAAGCCTCGTCCGTCTGCCTTTTATCCGTCATAGGAGGCCACCATGTCGTTCTGGAGTGCGGTGCCATTCATCGGCACGCTATTAGATAAGATCGGCAAGTTTCTGCCTGACAAGCAAAAGCTTTCCGAGGCGCAGGCCAAGATAAACGAACAGGAAATTGCAGGAGCCCCCGCTTCCCGCCTGCGGCTCTGGCGAAGCTTTCTCGGATGGATACTCGCCCTGTGCTTCGTATGGGAAGTCCCTGTACGATTGCTCATTACTACCTACTTTCCCGATGTCAAATTGCCGCCGCCCATGCTGGATGAAGTCTCGCGTCTTCTTTTCATTATGCTTGGATGGGGAGGATAACATGGACGAGGCAGCAAACAACGTATCGTACCACGAACTTGAAGTAGCACAGACTGTCGCGCGGCTGGAAGTAAAATTTGATATGCTGAGCGCCCAGATAGATTCTGTGGTAAACTCTCGGCTGGTGCAGCTTGAAGAGCGTATCACGAAAATGGAGCGACAGTCGCTCTATATGACCGGGTGGGTCGCTGGTGTCGCCTGTATGGTGTCGGCGCTAGTGACATGGTTCCAACGATACTTTTAAAGGAGTACATCATGCCGAAGCGAGCAGCCAAGAAAGGCAAGGCCCCGAATGATTTTCTGAAAAAGGGCAAGGATGAACAGCGGCCGCTGCCTTTCCAGAAGAAGGGCGATGACAAGAAAACCGGCAAAAAGAAGTAGAGTCTGCCATGCCACTGCCCACACCAAAGAAGGGAGAGACAAGACAGGCGTTCGTCGAGCGCTTCATGAAGTCGAATGCGGCCAAGGAATTTCCCATACAAAAACAGCGGCTCGCGGTAGCCTATCAACAATACCGCGGCAAAAAGAAATAAGCGAACCCCCGACAATCACGAAACGGATTGTCGGGGGTTTGTTGGTGGCGGGGGCCATCTAGGAAGGTGGAGATAGGGTGGGTAAGAAAAATATAGTGCAGATGTGAATCGGTGTCAAATGGAAACCCTCCTCTTCCTTGACGGTCGAGGAGGGCTTGTACTAGATAAAGGTTACTACACCAACTGATCTAGCGGGAGCGATGGTCCATGTTGCATTCAGCAATTTCAACCATACAGGAGTTCTTATGTCTAATTTTCTCCCAGTTGTCAAGCTCGAATTCATCAACGACAAGCAGGTTCCGGCGGTCACTTCGCAGCAGTTGGCCGAGGCATTTGGTAAACAACATGCCCATGTTATGCGAGATATTCGCGAGACTACTGCTAAATGTTCGAAATTGTTTAGCGCATCCAATTTTGGATTGGCTGAATATCTCGATGAACAGGGTAAATCCCGGCCAATGTACTTCATGACCAAAGACGGCTTCACGATGGTAGCTATGGCGTACACGACGCCCGAGGCCGTGCGGTTTAAGGAAGCCTACATTGCCGAGTTCAACCGGATGGAAGAAACGCTTCGTCAGACTGCTTCGCAGCAACTTTTCGACATCACCGGTATGACGGTCGCCATCTTCAATGCGGCAGGTATCGTCGGTAATCAGCAAGCGCTTGCGCTCGATAAGATCGTGCGAAAGAAGACCGGCGATTCTCCGCTTGAGCTTGCCGAGGTTCAACTTGAAGCGCCAACCAAGCGGCAGCTTCTCACGCCCACACAGCTTGGTGAGAAGTGCGACGGTATATCGGGGCGGCAGATGAACGACCTTCTCGCCAATATAGGCTTTCAGACGAAGGCTCCGAACGGTGGTTGGGAGCCTACTGAGAAAGGAATGCCTTACGCCGTAATGCTGGATGTGAACAAACGCCACTCAGATGGGACTCCTATTCGTCAGTTGAAATGGGATTCAAGCATCCTCGAAGCCTTGCGCAAATATCTTGGCGATGATACGAATGAATGACCCAAGAAGGAGGAATACACCATGATGCATTTTAAGAAGCGCAAGGGCTGCGGCAAGTAGCCCGGCCATACCCCGCCGCATGGCGGGGTTTTGTTTATGTACTTGCCATCCTTTGCGTGTTTCGATATGTTGCAGAGAAATAAAGGAGCGAGTTCATGGGCAAATGGACGATCGACATCTTGGAGCCCGACGACGACATCAATATCGCCGTCGACAATCTCGGAAACGAAATCGGCAAACTCTATGCCGAATCATGGCGAGAAGATAAAGAGCCGCACTATAAAAAGCCATTCAGCCTGAACGTCGCGGCGTTTGCGCAGATGTGGTATGCGAAGACGCTAAAGATTTTCATCGCCTACGACGAACGCCACGAACCCGTCGGCTACCTGATTGGTATGGTTTTCCGTCCGCTGCCTTACGAGGCGTCCGTCTTCAAGGTTGAAGACTGGTACACCCGGGGAGATACTCGGCTTGAGGAAGCGCTTTTCGCTCATGCGGCCCAAGCCATCCGCTATATCGGATGCGACGAGCTTTGGGTGGCCGACGATGCCGGGGACCGGATTCCGCCCGTGCCGGTCGCATGGGTCGAAGAAAACAAATTCACTCTGCGTCGTTACAAGAAGAAGTAAGCTATGGTCTACGCCAGTGATACCGAATGCAATGCAGAACACGGGTCGAACGACCGAGAACATTCAATCTTTGCCAACCTCATTACGGTAGCAGCTGTCGCCGCAGCCGCCTACAATACGAAGAAAGCCATCGACATAGCCGAAGCCGAATGGAAGATGGCAAAAAAGTATTGGAAGATTGCAAAGAACTGGCTTGACTATTATAACGATTTTTACGCTCCGGTAGAAGACCAAGAACTTGAAGAAGCGATGGCTCTGACGGAGCCGGAACCCGAATATGAAGCGGCCAGAGGCCGGGCGCGAATCATTGCCATGATGCAGTTTCGCGGTGCCGTAGACCGGGCGGTACGCTGTACGTCTCGATACTGTACAGGTTTGCGCAACGATATGGTGGCGGAACTCGTCGCGGCAAATGCAAGCGCCGTGGCCTTGGCTGACGGGCTTGGCTATCGGAATGAGCGGGCGTATATCGAAGCCAGAGACGACGAACGGTTCCAGCGGCAGTTCGCCACTGCAAAACGGGGGCGGAACATGATTGCCGACAATGTTTCGCTTGCGAAGGCCACGGCGGGCATTTACGGAGACTTGTGGGACCAGACATGGAAGGGGCTTGAAGGGGCCGGGACTTATCTTGGGTACATGCAGAACCGCAACCCTACCGCCTATCCGACCACATACGTCCAGCAGCGGGAGCAGGCGTACGCCAAGGCGCACGGCCAGATGAACATGAATTCCACGCCCCCGAATTCCGGACCCCAGATGCCGATTGGAGGAGCTGACTGATGGCTCAATGCACTTGTGCCGATCCGACTGCCGTAGCCAATGCCATCAAGCAGCACGCCAGCAAGACCGAAGACGTCAACAAGACGCTCTATGGTTCCGGTCATGGCGGCAAAGACGGCGTTATCGACAGTATTCGTTTCTGCCATTGGGCCGCTCCCGAGTGGGGGGCCAAGGGCGAGAGTGCGTGGAACAAGCTTTTCACGGTGGCGCAACTGGCCGTTGCCGTTGCGAACGCGCTTGCACAGCAGGAGATTGCCGACAAGAAGCAGGACCTTGCCGAGTCCTATTACCAGATGGCCGAGGACAAGTGGAACCGCTTCAAGAACAAATACATGCCGCTTGAGAAGAAGCTGCTGAACGAAGTTTCCACCGAGCCCGTCAAGACGCTTGATTGTGCTGACGACAGGCGTCGGGCCGAAGCAAGCGTGAATCCCGCCTATACGCAGATGCAGAATTATCTGAGGCAGCTCAGGCAGAAGTTGCAGCTTTGCCCGGACGATACGCTTGTCCCCTATCTGGAGACGAAGCAGGCGGTATCGCTTGTTGATACGGTCAATTACAATATGCAGGACGACCAGTGGTTCGTCGACTACAGTAACGACAAGCGTTGGAACCGCCGCAGCAATATCCTGAACCTTGGCCGCAATCTGACCTCCGAGGCGTTGAAGTACGGCGACGTGGCGCGTAATCTGTACAATCAGGTGGGGCAGCAAATCGATCAAGCGGCGAACAGCCTCATGTCCACCCTCGGTTACTATGGGGCTCGTAACGACACGTTTTACCCGACGACGTTCCTCGGCTCGAGCGGGCGCAATGATGGGGGCTTCATCGTCTCCGCGTCGCCGGGATTCAGTGGAGCGACCGGGGCGCTCGACGCGACAGGAGCATAACGTATGGCCTTTAATTTTTTTGGCGCATTAGGTGCGTTCAGCCGTGCCCTGCCGGGTTATGTACAGGGCGAGCGGATGGCGGTGCAGGACAACTGGAATGACCTGAACCAGTACAACAAGGTGCAGTCCGGCCAGATTCAGAACGCATGGGACGAAGCCGTATTCAACCCTCGCCTCACACGAGAGTACGACCAAGCAGCGATGTCGAATATTGGTGTCGCGGACAGCACGCAGAACTACTTTCTGAATTCCCTCAATCGAGGCCGTGCCTATCGTCAGTCGTACCGTGACGCGGGATGGGACGATGTACTTGGTGACATGAACAACATGGCGCGTCTGGGCTCGGCATACCGTACGAGCGAGCGCGCCCTTTTCCCGCAGGATTACGGATTTGGCGGTGCCGACATGGGGTCGCTCGCGCAGCTTTCTCGGCTTTACGGCGCGCAGAACCAGAATCCGTACCAGTCCACAATGAACATCCCAAGCGTGATGTACTAGGAGAAACCCATGCCAAGATACGTCATCCCCACACAGTCCGGGGGGTATATCGGCGTCGATGGTCCCGTGCCGTACGACGATACGCAGGCGAGATTCGACGCGCTGGCCGACAGTATTGCCGCACAGAGCCGCCGCCCGGTACCCATGACTATCCAGAATATGCCCGTGCCGCGCGCCAACGCACCTATGGGTCCCAACGCCGGGCCGCAGATGCCCGTGCGACTCCCTGTGGCTATTCAGAATCAGCCGCCGTCGCTCATGCGCGAAGCGCGCCCCGGCATTCAGAATTACTGGAACGCGCCCGGAGCCTACGAAGCCCAAGAACGCTACGGCATTCCGCCCGTGCTTATGCAGCGGTCGCCCTATGCTACGGCCGGTTATATGGCGGGGCCTGACGGATCGGTGAATCCGCTTGTGGGATACCCGTCCATCTACCCGCATGTTCTGAACGGTACACCGCAGAATTATGCGGCACCTGCGATGGCCAACGCATGGAGCGTTCTCGGGCCGTGGCTGGCTCCTCCGGCGCAGAACGGCATGGCGCAGGAACTTTTGCGTGCCATGACGCAGCGGACTCCCCGCCGCGCGGCGGGCGGAACCGGCGGAGGCGGCACGCAAAGAACGACCCCCGCACAGAAAACGGCGGCTCCTCAACAGCAGCCGGATACGCCGAATCCCCCTATGGGGCGCAACGCCGGGCCACAGCGTCCGCCCGTGACAGCTCCAGCTGAAGTGAGAGGGGTGTATAACCCGACACCCATCAATACGCCGCAGTACACTCAGGGCGAGGTATTTGAAGCGGCCATCAATCAGGCCGCGCCCGACAGCATTATCCGCGACCTCGGCCAGTTTGATTACGATGATTATTTTGTCGTGCCGGGTGGAGATGCTTCCGTGGGCGACACGGGCACCTACGCCGACCCCTACGCCCCCGGTGCTGAATCGCGTGAATGGTATCTTCTGCATGGCGGAAATCCTGACAATGTGGGCAGGCTCGGTATGAGTCCGTTGGCGCAGGAGGTCATCGAATATACTCCGCCCCCGGCGGCCACGGCACCGGAAGTTCGTGGGACATACAACCCGACTCCGCAGTTGTATGGGGAGCTCGGCAATGCCGCACGCAGCGCATTGACGAACGAGTACCGTGGTGCATACAATCCCGAGGTGCGTGGTCCGGTGCATCCGAGCATCCTTTCTTCGAGGTAAGCTATGGCCAATGACCTGATGGAAATGATTCAGGCGGCGGAAGCTTCTTCCGGTCCGGACCCTGAAATCGCAATGGATACGGAGTTCCAGCAGCAGCAATACCTTATCGAGAGCGCACTGCGTGCGCTTGGCGAGATGCAGCGGCCGCAGCCGGGGAACGCGAACACTATCTTCGATGAGCAGTTCCGCACGCTCATTGACCTCGTACCGATGGAGTAACATATGGCTTTGCCAAATCCGGGCGGGCTGTCCGGCGCGATCAAACTCTTGCCGGACTTCACGCAGCAACAGAACCAGTCGCTGGCCGACGTGACCAAGGTCGTGCTGGCACAGGACCAGCAGGCGTTGAACGAAGCCAAGTTTGGATTGCAACAGGCGAAGCTCGCAGCCGGAGGCGGCACCGGTGGTCCGCGTGCAGGCGGCAAAGGTGGGGCATGGACGGCGGTAGCGGACCCTGCATCCCCCGAAGGTTATCGGTTCGTCTGGGTCCCCGGTTCGACGGAGAAGGAACGTTCCCGCAATCAGGGTGTCATGGAATCCGCCGCCTACAGTTCGCTTTTGCAGAACGACAGGGACGTGCGGGAAAAGCTTGCCGGGCTGTCGGGCAAATCCATCGACTATCAGGCTAAAGTTCTTGACGATATCCGCAAGAACGATATCCCGCGACTCGTCGGCACCGATGACCAGAAGGCACTGAAAGCCATCGAAGAAAGCCTGAGGCCCTATACGCAGCGAGTAAAGGAAGGCCGCAAGGCCATCGATTCTACAGGCTTTTGGGAAACTGTGTGGGATGCCGCGCGCATGGGCGGCAACAAGCTCGTTACCGGCATCTCACAGATGGGCGAAGACGCCGAAACGAAGCGCAAGCTCAATGCCGAGCTTCAGGCGGACCTTGAAAACATCCGGCGCGAGAACCCCTACCTGCAAGAACAGATGCTCCGAGAGCAGGAAGGGCAGGGATTCTGGCAGCGTTCGGACGGTATCGGCGGGCTCGTGACCAACGCGGGCGTCGAACTTGCCAGTGACCCGACGGCTCCGGTGGCGATGGGGGCTGCGGCGGCTGCCTCGGCACTTACCGGCGGCGCGGCCATTCCTGCCATCGCTGCGGGGCTGGCCGGCGCTGGCGTTGGTGCGGGAGTAGAGGGGAGCGAATATGTTTCCCGTGTTGAGCAGGACCCGAATCTCTCCGAAGAAGAAAAGGCGCGTGCCATCGAGGAAGGCTTTGCGGGTGCGGCTACAACCGGTGCGGCTTTCGGCGGCCTGACCATTCCGGTCGGTCGTATCGCCGGTGCAGCAGCCCGCCCCTTCTTGCGTGGCGGGGCAAAGGCGGCGGCGAAAACTGCCGAGGATGCCGTGGTCGATGCGGCCTTGCGCCGCTCGCAGGAAGGGCTTGCCAAGCGGCTTGCAAAGTCAATTGGCGAATCCGCAGCAGAAGCTTCCATCATCAACGTAGGCGACGTGGTGGCGCAGAACGCTCTATACAATTCGGTCACGGGGCAGGACAATGCCGTGACCGAGGGGGTGCCGGAAGCGCTCGCCGCTTCTATTGCCGCAGGCGTACCATTCGGCATTTTGGGTGCGCGTCGTCGCCGCACTGCGTCGTCGCCTGCCAAAGATACGACAGAAGGGCGAAGCGACGCACCTCGTGCGACAGCTGACAGGACTTCGGCAGCTTCCGGTCCCGAAGGAGGGGTTTCGACACCGCAGACACCCGGGCTTGACCTCGTCATGGATGGAACGGAATCGTTTCTTATGCCGGATGGAAGCGTCAACCGGTTCTCGTATCCGGGCCAATTGTATAATGCCGTGGCGACGGCGGTAGACGGCGGGGTCAAATTCGACGCCGACAACATCGTATCTACCTTTCTTGAACGTACCGGCAACAACCGCGCGCTGCTGAAAGACTGGATCGACCGCGCACACCAGCAAAATCCGAAGATCTTCGACGAAAAGCGTGTAGGCGAACTCTTTGATGCCGCCATGCGGCAGGATACGCAGCGTCAGGTCTTCCGGCCTGATGAACGCCCAACGACGGAATTTGACACGGACAAGCTTGTCAGCTTCCTCAGAAAGCATCCGGGGGAACCCGCGCTGTACAAACAGCTGCTCACGGATGTCGTGGGGAATGGCGTTTCGCCGGAGAAGCTTCGTGACGCACTTTCCAATGCGAAACTCAAGAGAGCCACGAAGGTTGAATCGGTCGGCATTCTGGATGAAATCATTGAAGCGAGACAGCAGGAGCTGAGCAATGGCAGACAAGGCGGCGACGGACAGGGCGGCAATGGCGCGCCAGCTCCCCGGTTGGACGCAAATGGAGAAGGACGAGCAAGAGCAGCTTATCTTCCAGATAATCAAGGCAATCGCGGAATGGAAGCCAATACCCGAAGTGTTGCTCAACCCCCTGCCGACGCAGGCGCTCCAGTCACTCCTCGAAATGGTGGAACAGTTGAAAGCGGAGGGCTTGGCGGGGCCGCGCAACAGAACATCGGACCGAGTCAAGCGCCTGATGCAGATGCTCCACAAGCGCGGCTTGATACCGGAACGGGAACCGACGGCGGACCAAGTCCTGCAACAGCAGGAACCCGAGTTCAGGAACCGGGTGCTGGCGCAGGAGTCTTTGGCGGTCAGAGAAGCGGAAGCGAACGCGGCACTGGAGGCACAGGCGGCACTGGCAGGAATGAACAGGTAAGCCCCCGTGCATCCGAACTGGCGGACATGGCGGTCACTCTGACGCGGATCAAGAACGCCGTCGATATGGACGCCGCGAATGGAGTGAACGGCTTCAATGCAAGTACATGGCCTGCGATAAAGAAGCTCATCCAGAAAGGCGTGCCCTCCGGTACGGAATGGGATGCGTTTGCCAAAGTCCATCCCGAACTGGCGAACCTTAGAGGGTCTTTCGAACGAATGCACAACGACTATCTGGATGCAAGAGCGCTTGGTGTCGATGCGGTGCTTGATGCGGTTCCCGAAGCCGAAAAGAATACTCGTGAAACGATTGAATCGGTCTACAACAACATATGGTGCGTGACGCGATGAACGGATGCCCGGATGATTTTTCCGTCTACAAGGCGGGGCAGGGGCCGCATGGCAACGGCGGTATCTTCGAGGACGGACGCCCCATCCGCAATATGAATGACGAGATCATCGACTTGCGGGATGGAGTGCAGCGCGATGCGGCACAGCGTGCCGGTATCTTCACACGGTTGCGCAATCTCATTGCGCCCGGGACGGGGCGGCCCACGAGCCTTACAGCTCCGGGCAACGACGTGAACCGCACGGACGCCTCGCAGCTTATGCGCGCCGCACGGCAGGTGGCGAAGCTCACGAACAATGCGATGCTTTCGAGGGAGAAGCTCGCAAACGACTGGGAAAACGCCTATGCCTATGTGAACGGCTCTTCGGTCGCAGAAACAAGCAAGTGGTTCGACTTCGTCAATTCCACATTCAAACGGCTCGTCAATGACCGTGCGGATTTCCACAAGTTCGTGGCCTACAATTTTGCCGACCCCGGTAAGTCGGTCATGAACAACCGTATTGTGAAGGAATTCGAGCTGATGCCTACGAAGATCCGCGGGCAATTCCAGATTTACGACCGCCAGCGGCAGGACCTTTTGTTGTCCGTACGTCCTATTGCCGAACGCTTGGGGATGGACGCCGAACAACTGGCGGCGACAATGGGGCACTACGCCACCGCCCGGCACATGGGCGAACGCAACACGCTGCTTCTGAATCGATGGGAAGCGGAACTCACCGCAGCACAGCTTGAAAACGACCCTGTGAAAGTAGCGGATATATCTACAAAAATTCGTGACCTCAGACAGCACATCAATTCCGTCGACCCGCCGGAACATGTTTTTCATGGCGGCATGACGAATGGGCAGGCGCGTATGGTCATGGACCATGTGCTCTCCCTTGGCGTCACACGGGAAGAGGCGGAGGCGTTCAGCGACCGTCTGAGCTCCATCGCCGTGCAGATTACGAATGACCGCGCATCGTGGGGGACTGTAACGCCGGAACAGGCACGGGCTTTTCCCGCGTTCCAGACCTATGTGCCGGTCCTCTCCCGCGCCAATAACCTCGTCGGTGCCGTCAACGACCTTACCGGGTACAACCCGGGCAGATATGAAGCCATTCAGGGCAGGCAGGGTTCGCCAGACAGCGCGTACTATACGGTCTTTCAGTACGCACGCCGGGCGGCAAACGAGTTCGGTATGCGCGACTTCGGTATGATGCTGGCATCGATGGAACGGGTAGCGTCGGAGCGTAACCGTGATACGGGGCTCAGGTGGGAAAACTACAGCCAGTTGACGGCCAAGGCCAACAGCCCCGATGCGGCTTACCGCAATTACTATTCGAACCTCCTCTCCCGCGCCATCGTAGTCGACGTCCCGGTCCATGACTGGAACGGCAACTTCTCCCATATGCAGCGCAGAGCCTATTACATCGACGAGAACTGGACGGATGCACGTACCGGAATGACAGGCATTGCCGTCTCCCGTGCCTTGCAGAATACAAGCAAGGCGGCGACGGGCCTTGAACGGGCAGTGTCGGGGCTTGCCAAGGTGACGAGCGTCTACAGTCAGGCGTTCACACGTTTTACGCCAGCATTCGCCGTAGTGAACACTTTCCGCGACGTAGCCGAGCGCGGCATCCATATGCTTACACGTGAATATTACGACGGGAACGGCAACCGCATCCCGGGCTGGCGGCTGACCGGGTCGTTCCTCGTAAATGCTCCTGCTTCGGGAGTCGAGCTGCATCGGGCTCTCTCGGGGACACTCGACCCGAACAGCATGGGCGCACAGTACTGGCGTGAATACGAGCAATATGGCCTGTACCAGAAATATATGGCACAGCTCAATACCGAGCGGCTGTCCCTCGAAGATATGATGGGCGGCAAGCAGTCGGTCGCGCAGCAAAAGAAAGGCATTGCGGCGCTCATCAACAAGCCTGAATACGCCGGGCTCAAACAGGCGCTTGATGGTGTGCAGGGCAACGGCAAGTGGGTATTGGAAACGCTGGACGGCTGGAATGACTATTTCAATAACCTTGCGAGTTTCAATCAGTTCGTCACCCTGCGCAAGGCCGGTGTCGATCCCAGACAGGCGGCGCACGGCACACTCGAGCTTATGAACCTTTACCAGACGGGCGAGTGGACACCAATCCTGCGTGTACTTTTTCCCTTCGTGAAACCCACGGTGCAGGGCGGCATGGCCATGATGCGTACTCTCGGCATCACGGGTGATGTGAAGGACCTGCGCAGCCGCGGCCCCCGCGCAGCAGCGACCATCCTCGGCGGTTATGCTGCGGTTACGGCGCTCTTGCCGCTCCTTAAGGAGTCGATGGGTTACGATGAAGATACGGGCATGAGCCGTTTCGACCAGATGTCCCTGTCGGAATTGCAACGGGCGCTCCCCATTGGAGACGGCAAGGGTGGGTATGCGAAGATTCCTTTTGGCTTCGGCATCCAGCAGCTCATCATAACGCTGGCCGTTGGCCATGACCGTGTGGAACGCGGCCTCATGGCCCCCGAGCATTTCGCAGGCGAACTGCTTTTCACGCTCTTCGACAACACCTCGCCTACGGGGAAGCCGAATTTCGACATGGCGAAAGATCCTACAGCTTGGATTATGCAGGCCATTTCCCCAAGCATCCTGTCCGGCCTCGTGCAGACGGCTACCAATCGGAATTATTGGGGCGGCAAGGTGACGTGGGCCACCAATGAAGAAACGAAGTCGATGGCCGTACAAGGCAAGATGTCTACGCCGAAGTTCTACCACGATGTGGCGAAGGAGCTGCTGAAGACGACCGGGTACGACCTTGCGCCCGAGCAACTGAAGACGCTTGCAGACGGCCTGCTCGTCGGCCCTCTGAGGCTCCTGCGTTCACTGTATATCGAACCGGCCGGAGAAACGAGAAAGGGACATCAGGAAGGCAGTGCGCGCGAAACGCTCGGACCTGTGCTCGAAGCATTCGGCGGCACCATGTTCTACGGAGAAAAACACGCCACCAATCAAGCCATGTACTACAATGCGCTCGAAGAATTTGAAGGCCGTATCCGCAGGGAAGCTGTAGATGTCGCCATCCCTGCGGCAATCAGCAGAGATGCGACGGCGAAGGAAGCTTACCTGACCGAGAAGCTGTCGGCTGCCGGATGGGACGAGGCGGATATCGATGATTACCTTCTCCTGCGGGCGGCGAAGTCTGCGTTGCGCAGCAAGAGCCAGTCGTTTTCCAAAGACATGCGCAACACATGGCTGTCGGCTGCGGACACGTCGGAACTTCGGGAACAGTTCGAAGCGCTTGCGGAACAGGAAGGAGAAGTGTATGCTTCCGTCCTGAACAATCTCAACTACTACAATGATGCGCGGAGCCGCAGATGATTCTCCCTCTTGCCAAAGACGCTACCCGGCTGGCTGTCCGCATCCGCTCCTACGGCGGCGGGCAGGTGTCTGACTGGAAACATCTGCAACTTTGCATCATCCCCGGGCAAATTGACGCCTCCCCCTGTTGCGGTCCGGAAGCGTCGCCGTGGTACTTCCACGGATGCTGGCCCGGCGTGCGGACGGATGTCGACCTCAATGATGTGCCGATGGGCGACATCCCCGTCGTGGTCAGCGATGCCTTTGAACTTGACGACGAAGGACGTGTCGTCTTTTTGCTCGGGCCGTTCTTCCCCATGCTGCGCCCCGGACGTCACACAGGCATTGTGCGGTTCATGCCGCATAATCTCACCCCTGTGTTTCTTGACGTACACGGTATTCCGCGCAAGCCGCCGAAAGCCGCCCCGATTCTTCCGGACGGCTACGATATCGGCATGGAGTGCGGCGGGAATCCTCCGGCCCCGCCGCCTCCCCCTTGCCGCCCGCCTGAAATCTGCGTATTGGCGCGGTTCGATATCGACATTACTCCGGCTTGCGGAGAACACTTCATCGACGAGGCGGCCGTGGATTTTGCGCTCGACCTCTGTGGAGAATAATTATGGGTATTCACGACAACCATTGCGGCTGCGGGCATCCGCCTTTTCCTTACCATCATTGCGGCATTCCTCTGCCTCCCGACCCATTCGAGGGCGCGGTGCTGGCCTATACCGAAAACTCCCCTACCCGGCTTATGTGGGACACACCCGTGCGTGGAGAGCAGGGAGAGAAGGGACAGACCGGTGCGACGGGCGCACAGGGTCCCAAGGGCGATACGGGTTCTCAGGGACAGATGGGACCGGCCGGCCCCCGTGGGCCGCAGGGAGAAAAGGGCGACACGGGCGAACGCGGACCCAAGGGCGACACCGGCGATACCGGGCCTCGCGGCGTCCCCGGCGTGCAGGGCGTA